GGCCCTCCAGGGGACATCTGCGGCCCGCCGGGAGGGGGTCCGCCCATCGGAGGTTGACCAGGCGGCATACCGCCTTGCGGAGGACCCCCCATGTCGGGTTGTCCGCCCGGTCCCGGCATGGAGGGAGCGCCCGGCTGCACGGTCGGCATCGGCTGCGCGCCGGGCGGGCCGGGAGCGTTGAGCTGCATAAGGGCGCGACCGAACGCCGCATCGCCCTGCGCCTCGGCGTCGCCCGCGTCCACCTGCTGCCCGCGGATGCGCGCCTGCTGGTAGGACTGGCCGGGGTTGCCGGCGATCATGCCGCCGAGGGACTGCATTCTCTCACGCTAGGAAGGCCAGCGATCCTAGGCTGGCACCTCCTGATCCTGCTGCACCGGCTCCAGCGCTGCCGAACATGCTACCAAAAGCTCCAGCGCCGCCAAAGGCACCTCCACTTCCGAACATCCCCTGCCCGCCGAACATGCTGCCAAGTCCCGAGCCGAGCTGCCCGAGCTGATTCCACCCGAGCTGGGACTGGTTGAGGTTGAGCTGCGCGTTCTGGTTCTGAAGCTGCTGCATCTGGTTGGCGCCGGATAGCGCTTGCGCCCAGTCCTGCACGGGCATCTGCGCCATATTCTGACCCATGCCGCCGTAACCCATCAGGCCCGAGAGCGCCTGGTTCTGCCCCTGCCCGATGCCCGACCACGTGCCGTAGGGGAGCATGGCGGACTGGTACGCGACGTTGGGAGCGCCCGACATCATGCTCGCGCCCTGCCCCATCGCGCCGACACCCTGATTGACGAGCCCGCCGGCCGCGCCCGCGGCCTGCGCTTGGCGCGCGAGCTGCTGGTTCTCCCAGTTCATGTTGAAGTTCTGGTTCGACTGATTCTCCAGGCCGGCGCCGTAGGGCGACGTGGCAATCCCGCGCGCGGCCTCGCCCGCCCGCGTCTGGTCCACGTTCTGCTGGAACTGCTGATTATAGAGCGCCTGCTGCGGGTCGAACCCGGACTGCATGACCTGTGAGGCGTAGGGGATGAGGCTTGCGCCCGCGCCCGCGGCGCCTTGCCCGAGAGCGAACTGATTGTTCGCCGCCATGCCGCCCATGCCGGCCGCGCCCTGCGCGCCCTGAAGGGCTTGGCCCGAGTACGGGTTGTTGTAGAGGCTCTGGAACGTGTTCTGCGCGTAGGGCATGAACTGCTGCCCGAGGCCGGCATAACCCTGCACGCCCCCGATGGCACTCGCCTCGTTGCCGCCCGCCGTCACCTGCCACGGACTGACCGGTGGGGGCGTCGCGACGTTACCGGCGAACATGTTCATGCGAACGTCCGCACGTAGGCGGCCTCCTCGAAGCGGTAGCCGGCGCGCTCGTACACCTTGCCGACGCGCTCATTGCCTGTGGCAATATACGCTCTCTTGGCACCCTTCTCCCTTAGCATCTCAGCATTGAACTTGAGGAACTCCAGGCCGAACGGGCCCACCCGGTAGGCGGGGTCGAGCCACTCGTGGGTCTGCGCGTGCGCGACCGTGCGATGGAAACAGTGCGTGTAGAGAACGCTGAGCGCGAAACCGACAAGCACGCCCTCGTGCCTCGCCGTCACCAGCATGACCTGCCCGAGCGCGGCGCCGCGCAGGAGCGCCTGCCAGTCGGGGTCGAGCGGCGGCGTCTCCTCGCTCGCCAGCTCCCGGTGGTAGCGAACGAGGAGAGGGAGGAGGTCGGACGCGGCCTCCTCCAGCCCCTCGACCTGGAGGTCAGGCGCAGCGGGGTCCGAGCGTTCCGGGCGTCCTTGCGACGCCTGAGCGCGTGGGCTCGGCGTTGACGGAACCACCCTTAGCCTTGGTTGAGGCATCGGTCGCACTCGGGCTCCTGTTCTTGAGACCGTCGTGGAGGCGGGTCTTGCCCACCCCGTTGCTGCTCGCTTTTCCGTCACCCTGATTTGCCATGTGCGTCTCCTTACAGATCCGACACGAAGTCGAGCACGCCCGCACCGGCCGCTGTCGAGGTGATCTCGCACGCATCCTTGGCGGTCATGCCGGTCGTGGTGAAGTTGACCGAGGCGTTGTTCACCCCGTTCGCCCCGAGCGTCGCCGAGAACGGCGTGCCGAGCGCGGTCGCCGCCTGCGACGACGAGGTGACGGTGAAGGTGGTGGCTGAGAGCGCGTTGGCGTAGGTCGGCGCCTTGTACATCGTCACCGGAAACGGGATGACGATCGAGCAGGTGGTCGTGGTGCCGAGCGCAAGACCGCCACCGAACTGGATCGCGCCGGCCGTGTCGATCTCGTTGTAGCGGATGAAGAACCGCTGCGCGGCAACCATCTCCGCGCCGAGTTCCTTGAACTCGAACGGCGTCGCGAACGCCCCCTGCTCGCACTGCACGCCCACGAACGCGATGCCGTCCGTCGCCGACTGGCCGCCGGTCGTCGGGACGAAGCCAATGCCGATCGCAAACTCCTTCGCGCCGATCGGCACGGCCGCCGTCACCGAGTATCGCGCCCACACGGGCGCGACAGGCGTCACGATGTTCTGGTTGATGAGCGTGGAGAGGCCGGTCCAAGCGGGGGTGATCGCGGGCGTCGCCGTCCACGTGGTCGGGCTCTCGTCCGCGGACGTGCCGCTGATGAGAACCACGTTAAACGACTGCGCGGTCGAGCCCTGGTCGGCCGCGAGGCCGGCGAGCGCCTGCTCGTAGACCGAGCACGTGACCTGCTGCCCCTGGAGAGAAACGGCTTTCGCGGTCGGAAAAACATGCCACGCGTATTGCGGCTGCGCGAGCGCACCGGAGTTGCGCACCAATTTTACGCTCTGCGCAAAGCCGGGAGGAGGAGCGGGCGTCGTCGTAATGACGGTCAACTGCCCAGCGCCCGAGCCCACGTTCACATCGCAGAACCAGCGGTCGGGTCCGTAAGCAGCCGAGGTCGGCGTCGAGGTGGTTGCGCAGGTGCGCGCGCCGGTCCCTCTTTGCTGCACGTTGAACGCGCCGTTATCGACCAAGTTGCGCGGTGTCGCCGTCGCGGGCGTGTTTGCGAGCAGCACATTGAGCTGCTGCGAAATGAGCCCGTTGATGCACGCGAGCATCTGCCCCGGCTCCGCACAGGGCGACGTGTTCGTCTGCAACGGGATGTTCGTCGCGTAGGTCAGCGAGCCCAGCGCGAGGAGCGCGAGCCCCGAGAGCACTCCAAGGAACTTCTTCATCTTCCGTCTCCTTCGTGTGGGCGGTGGGGACCTTACGCTAGAGTTTGATGCACTTCAAGACGATTGCGGCGTTCGAGAGGGTCGGGAACGCCGTGCCCGAGCCGCCCGAGGCGACCGTGATTCCTGTCGTAGCCGAGGCCGTATTCTGGCTGCCGGTGTTGACCTTGATGGAAGCGCCGCCAGTCGTGACGTTGGTGCTTCCCGTGTTGTACCAGACAAGGTTTCCCTGCGCGTGCGCATGACCTGGATCGGTAACGGCGAGAGCGAACGACGCAAGATAGGTCTGCGCGATGCCGGTCGCCTGTCCCTGCTGTCCGCCCGTGTTGCCGACCGTCGTGCCGTCGAAGTTGCCGCCCGCGGCCGTGATGCGCGCCGATCCCCCGCTGTCGGCCGAGAACGTCGCGCGGCCGCGCAGGTCGGGCGTCACGAAGTTGCCGCCCGCGTTCGACCCCCATATCGACCCGAGCACCGAGTAGGCGGTCGGGTAGGTCGCCTGCGCGAGGCTCAGGTTGTTCGTCGTCCCATAGCCGGTCGGGCAAGCGCTGCCCGCCCAGTCCATGAGCGAGCCGGGAACGCCGGGGTTGTAGTTGGTCAGCAGGACGTACTGCGTGCCGTCGTAGGCCGCACCGTTCAAAGTCGCGGCCTGTATCTCGCCGCCGACCAACTCGGCGTAGCCGTTGACGATGTTCTGCCGAACGACGGCCTTCGCGCCGGTCGAGTTCACGTTGAGGGTCGCGGCCCCCGTGTTCGACCCACCCGCGATCCACCAGACCTGGTTGCCCTTGGTGAGCGAGTAGCCGGCCGGCACCGCGGTCGCGACCACCGCCGTGTTGGTCCCGGTCGAGTTCGCCCCGACGTAGGAATTTGCGCCGCCCTGCGAGGGCGCGAGCGGCGTCGTGAGGCCGGTGAGCGAGGTGATGTCCGAGTTGGCGCCGGCAGCGGCGCTATTGGCGAAGCACGCCACGAGCGCCGCGAAGTTGGCGTTGACCTGCGTGGCGTCGGCGGTCGTGCCGTTGGAGAACGTGTTGGGGACCGAGCAGGAAACGCCGCTGAAAGCTTTCTTGCCCAGCGGCACGAGCACGACAAAAGTCAATGCTAGAACAGCAGCCCAAAAGAGCATCCAGCGGTCTATATAACCACGTGCGCGTAGGTTCATGCTGCGGCCTGCGGGGTGACGAGGTAGCGGATCGCCTGGTAGCGCAGGTGCGCGGAGCCGATCTTGACGCCCTGCGCGGACTGCCCGGAGAGCTGGAGCGACAAGCGATTCGCCACGATCTCCTGCGACCACGGGATCTGGTAGGTCGTCAGGTTGTTGAGCGTGCCGCCCCATGGCGCGTTGCCCCACGTGAACGACCCCCACGTCGTCACACTCGTCTGTTGAGAAAGGGAAACTTGGTTAATGACCGACGAGTTCTGATTAAGCGCCGCCACGTTGATGACCGACGTGCCCACCCCGAAGGCGAACATGACGCTCGTCTCGGTCACTGCCACGTTGTTCATCTGGTCGGTGTCGGGCAGGAACGGGGTCTGCCAAGTCCAGCTTAGCTGCAAGCCGTTCTCAACGAACGTGCTCGTACTCGACTGCACCGGGTCGCTCTGCCACAGCGAGTGCAGGACCCCGTGCGGCACTTCGACGAAGGTATTGCTCCACGCCGCAATGGCGGACGCCGGAAACGAGTGCGGCCCGTGCCAATTTTGCCTCGCAAAATCGTACCAGTACTCCTCAAACGGCGTGCCGGCCTTGGCGCCGTTCTGCACGCTCATGCGCAGCACGTTGCCGTTGCAAGCCGCGCACACGCGCGAGGGCACGGTCGCATTGATGAACGGCGTCGCGATGCCCTGCCCGTCCATGCCGATCGGGTCGGAAACGGTGGCGCTGAAGTCGATAACCCGCAGGCCGTCCGGCGACATGAACGCCAGCCCCTTCGGCGTAGCGGCGAGCGAGAGCGGCGCGAGCGTGCCGGTCGCCACATTGAGGGCGTTCGACGAGAGGCTGTTGAACGCGTAGTCGCCGGTTATCTGGTAGATGTTCTGCACACCCTTGAACACCATGAGGGACTGCACCACGCCGCCGAGCTGGTTGTTCAGTTGCAAGGGGCCGAGCGCAGTGAGCGCCACGTTGTCGCTGAAAGTAAGCACCTGATTGGCGTTCGTCACATTAATGGCGTTGAGCGCGTCGGAGAAGATCACCCCCGGCTGCGCCACGACGTTGTGGATGTAGTAGGCGCGGCCGTTGAACTGCGCCACCGCGCTCGGCGCTACGGTGAACGCCACCAGGCCCGTGAGATTGCCGCCGTGCCACACGGGCGCCGCCGGGTTAGTGAGATCGAACCAGCCAAAGTAGACGTTGCCGACACCCGAGAAACCGGGATGCGTGACCACGAGGAGCGCACCGACGAGCGCCATTGTGGGAGGCGTCCACGCGCCGCTCGTCGCGGGGGAGGTCGGCGTGTTGCCGGCCGTGATGCCTGACACCACGATGAACGTGTTGGTGAGGAGGTTGTAGGAGAACGGCTCGTCGTTGCCGGCGTTGCGGCCCGACGCCACCATGCCGTACGCGATGTTGCCGATGATCTCCAGGCAGGAGATGAACCCCGGCGTCGTGTAGGTGCCGAAGTTGGTAGCGCGGATCGCCGCCGGGCGGCACTGCCACAGGTTCTTCGTCGTCGGGTCGGGGATGAGGTTCTGAAGCGATGCCATCGCGCCCGCAAACGTGTCGCTCGCGTCGAGCGTATCGGAGAGCCCGCGCGGTCGCCAGGGGAACGGAGTCGAGTTGCGCTGCATCACCAGCCTATTTGCTTGGTGTTGCGCAGTCGGTCGAACGAACTCCCAAACCGACGACGGTCGAGCTGCACCGTCTGCACGCGCGTCCCCTTGTCCCCCTGCATCTGGAGGAACCGGCGAAGCAGGACGCCCGCGCCCATCGGGTGCTGCTCCTCGTCCTCGGAGAGGAACGAGGGAGCGCGCTCGTCGTCCGCCTCCATCATCAGTTGCCCGGCCACGCGCGTGACGAGGTAGTTCTGGTTGGGGAACCACGGGGTAACGCTGCTCGTCGAGGGGTTGGCGATGTCGCCCGGCTGGGAGTAATAGCGCTGGATCACCGGGTAGGCGCCGGACGGCACCTGCCAGAACAGAGCAACCGGCACCAGTGCGCCGGGCGTTCCCGCTACCAAGCTGTTCGACGTGCCGGTGAGCGACATATCGGTGGCGTAGAACACCGGGAAGTTCGACATGCCGGCCTGCTGCACGAGCTGGTCGAACTCGTTGAGGTCGCACTGGATCATCGGATAGGGCACGCCCTGAATGACATAGAACGAGTCGCGATTGATCGAGCGCAGGTAGTCGGCCGGCAAATTCTGGAACGCCTGCCCGAGATAATTCACCTGCGAGGTGTTGAAGTTGTAATTGTAGGTCTTACGATTGACCGTGAAGTCGTAGTTCTGCGCCAGCTCGTTGAGGACGAGGTTAAGCCAATCCCCGGCCTGGGTGAGGAAGCCGGGGACGCGGGCGATGTTTGCCGACTTGGCGCATAGCTGGGCGGCCGTCAATGCCATCGTTCACGGTCCCGAACCCGGTAGCCTTCCCGATGTCCCGCACTTCGCGTCAAGCTCCGCGATCGTCTTCCTGAGCTGCTTGATGCGCTCGGTGGCGGTGTCCTGGTTCTTCCTGAGATTGTCGAGCTGCTGCTTCTGCGCGCCGGTCGCCCGCCACTCGCCCTGCCGATTGCGATCCGCCCACTCGGCCATCATCTTGGTCTCGGACTCGGCGAACTGCATCTTGTGCCGGTGCAAGTCCTGCTCGGCGTTGAGCAGCAGGTTCTTAGCCTGGATGAGGTTGTAGCGGTCCCGCTGCCTCTCCACGCAGTCCACGAGCTTGTCGAGCACCGGGTTGATCTCGCTCGGATCGGCATCGAGCGGCACGCCGGTCGTGAGCGTCAGACTTCGACTATCGCTGAACGCAACGGCGTACTGAACCGAGATCGCCGCGACTTCAACTTTCGACTTAGTGGTTGTGTCGAGCACGTCACACCCTCGGCATTTCTTGGATCGCCCGCGCGGCCATGTTCTGATGCTGCGGCCCGAGCTGGACAAGCGTCTGCCGCCGGCCGAGGTCGGCCCGGCGCGGGCGCCCGTGTATCTCGTTCTCGTGCTCCCACGTACGCGCCGAGATGTCGATGATCGTCGCCGCTACGTTGGCCGGCACCTCGTAGGTGACGCCGTGGTAGTAGAACGTGCCATCGAGCGCGATGTAGGCGGCAATCGGCGCGAGGTCGATCGTCACGTCCACGAACGCGCCGTGCAGGCCCGCGACCTTCTCGGCGTCGCGCACCGCGCGCTCGGTCGCCTTCTCGACGAGCTTCTGGCGCGCGTCGTCCGCGCGGTCCTGCTTGACCTTGAGGACGTGCTCGCGCGCTTTCTCCTTGATGATCGCCTTCTCCTCGGCGGTCAACTCGGGGTAGTTCGCGTCGATGCGCCGGTCGATCTCGGCGAACGGGTCGTGCTCCTCGCCCATCGCAAGCCGATCGGAAACCTTGTCCTTCGCCATTTCTTACCTCACGAATGAACGTAGATGAC